CAAACAACGTGGCTTAGCCCTCAAGGACCTATGGGTGACTGCACGATTCCACTGTACGCCTCACCACCACTACGGGATTGGGTCGGGCTGACGATGGAAGACGTGGCAGAGCTATGGGAGGATTACGATGAGAGTAGTTGGTATGCCTTNTTTCGCGCCATCGAAGCCAAGCTAAAGGAGAAGAATCATGTCGATTGAAGCGATGAAGATGGCGCTAGAAGCGCTGGAAACCCTTGACAGTGGAGACAGCTACAAGACTCATACCGCCGCTACAGCACTACGCAAAGCCATTAGGGAGGCAGAGAAAGAGCAAGCCGATTTTCAGGGTTTTGTAGCCAATGTGCAAGACGCGGAGAAACAGGCTTGCGAGATTATTAACCGTGAATGGGTTGGGCTGACGATGGAAGACGTGGCAGAGCTATGGGAGGATTACGATGAGAGTAGTTGGTATGCCTTCTTTCGTGCCATCGAAGCCAAGCTGCGCGAGAAAAACGCCTATGGCTGGCAGTCAGTAGACAATGTGACTGAATATCTTGATGAACTTAGAGGAGGTAGAGATGACGGAACAAACAAAAACATCTGCGGCAACGACTAAGCAAGACCTGCACCCGTCAGGCCTGACGTGGGAACGGTGGAAACAACCATTTAAGATGCCACATGAACGTAAGATGATACAGAAGTGGTTACAGCGCAGGAATGGGCAAGACTTAAATGACGGCAGTACGCCATTTTAGGAGGCAATATGTTTTGGCGAAGACCCATGTACTATGTCGCACTGAACACGTTTAAGAACCTAAGAGGTGGCGTGTTATCAAACTTTGTGGTTTGCAAGACCAAGGAACATGCGCTGCAAGTGTTTAAGAAGAACCCCAAGCGCGGGCAGATTGACGTGCGAGGGCGCGGCATCAAGCCATACTGCTGGAAGTACTGGCAAAGGGGTAGAGTGATTACTCAGGAATTTAGAAAGAAACAACTTTAGGATGACAGCGGAGTAGGCAATTCTCGCCGAGTATGGGACACTTGGTACACAGCCTTGGATTGATTACGTATGGGTACCGCTACGATTGTATTGCCCGTACAGTTAAGTACCACTGCCTACTGAAAACATGAGGTGGAATCCAAGGAACGTCCCAACTTAACTGACAGGAGAAAGTGATGAATGACGAAGACCAAGCATGGGAAGAGCAGAAAAAGTTAAACGATATCCAAGAACGGAACAGAGCACATATGGCGGCGTGGTGCGCGGCGGGTGTTTATATTACTGACAACGCTGACAAGCTAGGACGCATCAGTATTCGGCAAGCCTATGAGCAAGGTTTCATTGACGGGTACAACAAGAAAGGAGAAGACAATGGGAGTGCATAAAAAGCTAGACGGTATGACGCTGGAAGATATGGCACAAGTAGAGCGACCTACTGTTAAAGCATTAGCTGAATATTTTCTTTCAGGAAAGACGGGAGACATATATGATCTTGTTAACCATATCGGATTAACTCTAGACGGGTTATCGGGAGCGGTTCGGGATATGCGAAGGGCTGGTGTGGTGCGTATCTGTGATTGGGTGCCGCCTGATGCCAAAACAGGAAGAACCCATCCGAGGGGAGTGTATGCCGCTGGAAGCGAGCCCGATGCTCCGAAACCTAAACCCAAAACATATAACAAGCCGGGCCGGAGCGCACAGCAAAGGGAGCGTTATGCTCAACTAGAAAAAGAACTTGAAGAAAAGCGAGAGCTAACTAAAGAAGTCGGTGACGTAATCAAGCCACGGCTAACACCCGAGCAAGCGTATGAAACCAACAGAAGATACTGGAACTGGATTAGCGGAGGCGCATATGGATAACTCGACCGCATTGGGCGACCTGCTTAAACTAAAACTTAACGAGAGTCGTATGAGAGAACTATACCGACAGAACACTTTGGAACTAGAACGTCAGCGTGTACATCAAGAAGGTTCTAAACACTACAAGGACATGACCATCGAGCCTTGGGACGTGCTAGACACTTGGCCTATCGAACAGCAGTTGGGCTACCACCGAGGCAACATCCTAAAGTACACCATGCGTATGGGCAGTAAAGACGAACGGCTCAAAGAAGCCAAGAAGATCAAGCACTACGCAGAGAAACTTGTTGAGGTATTGGAGAGAGCCAGTGGCACAAACGCCTGAAGCCAAGGTCAAAGCCAAAGTGGTGCGCATACTAAAAGATGCCGGAGCCTATTATTTTTATCCTGTCACGGGCGGCTTCGGTCGATCCGGCATTCCCGACATCGTGGCGTGTTATCGTGGGCAGTTCCTTGGCATTGAGTGTAAGGCCGGCAGAAACAAGCCCACTGCGCTACAGTTAAAAGAGATGATCTCGATTAACGATGCAGGCGGTGCGACCCTTGTTGTCAACGAAGACAACATAAACGACGTAGTAAAACTACTGGAGAATGTGTATGTACCAGACTAAAGAAGAGAGCTTAGCTCATTTGCGTACCCTAGCCGATGAACTCGAAGCTGACACCGAGGGTGATGTGTGCGTCGCTATTGTGGCGGCAAACAGTAAGACGGGTGACGTCAAGATGTGGGGTATGAACATAGACGATGAAGAGATGTGCGAGCTGCTCGTGCAAGCCGCCGAAGTAGTGTTCGATACATCCGCGCAACAAACGGCAGACAGGGTGCTTAACTGATGATTGACAGCCACGACATACTGGTGATTGATATAGAAACAAGATGGGACAGTAAGGAGTACACGTTAAGTAAATCAACCGCCGAGAGCTACATCCGCGACGAGCGGTTCAAGGCCTTCGGCATCGGGGTCAAGCCCTTCGGTCAGAGCAACGCTGTGTGGGTACCCCACCACAAGATTGAGAAGTTTGTTTCCAAGATTGACTGGTCGCAGACCGCGGTGCTTGCGCATAATGCCCAGTTCGATGTCGCCATTCTCTCGTGGCGCTACGGTGTCAAGCCTGCGTTTATCTATGACTCGCTCAGTATGGCGCGTGCCCTGCGTGGTGTAGAGGTTGGCAACAGCTTATCAAAACTAGCCACCGAGTATGGTCTGCCTGCCAAGGGACGCGCTGTACACAACACCAACGGCATGGTTGAGCTAACGCCTGAGGTCGAGCAAGAGCTAGCCGACTACTGTCTACACGATGTGTTCCTGTGCGAGGAGATATTCAAGCGTCTGTACGCCGAGGTCGAAGGGGGCTACCCTGAAGATGAGCTTCGCCTCATAGACATGACATTGCGTATGTTCACAGAGCCCGTATTAGAACTTGACAAGGAGTTACTGAAAGATGCGATCGAAGAAGAACAGCGCACTCGTGAAGAGTTACTCGCCCAACTGGGCATCGAAGAGAAAGCTCTTGCAAGCAACGATAAATTTGCGGACGTCCTTCGCTCGCTGGGAGTTGAGCCCCCGACAAAGGTCAGTAAAACGACAGGCAAGAGCGCTTTTGCGTTCGCGAAAAATGACGCACTGTTTCAAGCCCTTCTCAACTCGTCAGATGATCGAGTTGCATCGGTATGCGAAGCGCGTCTTAAAGTCAAAAGCACCCTTGAACGCACGCGAGCGCAGAGATTTCTTGACATTGCGCAGCGAGGCACGCTGCCTGTCCCGCTTAACTACTACGGAGCCCACACCGGTAGGTGGTCGGCGAGTAAAGGGTCGAGCCTTAACCTCCAGAACCTTAAAAGGAAGTCGTTTCTTCGCAAAGCCATACACGCGCCTGAAGGCCAAACGCTTGTCGTGTGTGACCTTTCCCAAATTGAACCTCGTGTGCTTGCGTATATCGCGGGGTATCGAGAACTACTCGACATCTTTGCTTCGGGTCAAGATGCGTATGCCGCCTTCGGTGCCCAGATGTTTGGAATACCGGATCTTACAAAAGATTCTCACCCTGAACTGAGGCAGTCGGCAAAGTCCGCGCTTCTTGGGGCAGGCTACGGTATGGGTTGGGCGTCGTTTGCCGCGCAGTTGTTGACGGGGTTTCTGGGCGCTCCCCCCATCCGGTATGACAAGGCGTTCGCTAAGACTCTGGGTGTGACTGCCAAAGACCTACAAGACTTTCTTGGATGGGATAAAAACTTGGAGATGCTAGGCAACATACCCCGCACTTGTACAGACAAGGAGTTGCTCGTTCATTCTGTGTGCGCCAAAAAGATCATCGACAAGTATCGCAGTGCCGCCGCACCCGTGGCTGAATTGTGGAGTTTGTGTAACGAGTTAATAGAATATAGCCTGTATAAGGGTAAACCCTACAAGCATAAGTGTCTAACCTTTGACAAAGAGCGTATAATACTGCCTAGTGGGCTGTCTCTCAGATACCCCAACTTACGACAAGTTGTTGTAGAAGGCAGGAAGCAGTGGGTGTATGGCGAAAACGACAAGAAGATATACGGAGGCAAGCTAGTGGAGAACATCGTGCAGAGCGTGGCTAGGTGCGTCATGACTGACGGGATGCTGAGGATTCAGGA